AGTTATGAAAGCTCCCAAGAAGCGTAAGCCTAAACTTGGAAGTGGTAAACGATTTAAAAATCTTAGTTCTGATCTTAAAAAGAAAGGTGCTAAGAATCCAAAGGCTCTTGCAGCTTATATAGGTCGTAAGAAATATGGTAAAAAGAAAATGGCTGCAATGGCAGCTAAAGGTAAAAAAAGGAGAAGTTAAATGCCCGGACCTCATACACTAATTAAACGTCCTCACAATCTTGATGAGATTGTAGGTCGTCCTACTGGACAAGGCTATGGTGCTGCACGTAAAGGACCAGATGTTAAAGGACCGCCACAGGATGTTGTAGTTGATGAAGACTACGAACAAGGCAAATCTTTTAAAATAGAAGACTAATTTTTATTAGGAGATAAAACATGTCTGCTATTAAAAAATATCTTATAAAAAAATTAGCTGCTAAAGCTGGATATTCTCCAGAAGAATTACCTATGTCTGTTTCTAATCCACGTTTAATGGAAGATCTTAGACGTGGCCTAGCACCTATGATACCGGGAGGTCCATATAAAAGAGGTGAAGCATCTCGTTTAGATATTAAATTTCCCATACAAATTAAACCAAAAACTAAAGAACCCTCTGTTATAAAGAAACCTGTAACAGAAAAAAGTTCTGATTCAAAAAAGATTATTCAATATCGCCGTGATGATGGAGGCAATGTTCAAATTATTACTAAAGACATGGTTAAATTAACTCCTGATGGAAAACCAAAACGAACTAAAGATGGTGAGTTAATTTTTAAAACATCTGAAAAACAAAAAACTAAACCAAAAGCAACTAGATCTCCTGAAGAAAATAGAATACTACAAGAAAAAAGATTAGATAAAATTTTAAAAAATCCTTTAGCTACTATAAAACGTCAACGAGTAGAATCAGGTGATGATGTTATAGATATACCAACAGGCATGTCTATAGAAGAAGCAAGAAAAAATTTAGCTGATGTTCCTGCCGAAGCAACATCAGGAAAAAATATAATTAGTCAAATTGCTAAACTTTCTCCTACAACTCTTACAAGATCTAAAGCTGTTGATTTAAAAAGTGCTAAAGGAAAAGAACTTGTAAGACTTATGAATAAACTAGAAAAGGCTGAGTTAAAAGGAACAGATATAGAAGAAATAACTAAAATAAGAAAACAACTTGGACTAAAGCCAATTGGTACAAAAGATGGAAAACTTGTTTTAATTCCAGAGGCACTTAAAGAACCAATAGAAGAAAAAATTAAGAGAATAACAAATAAAGAAGATAGAAAAGCATTAAGAGAAATATTTAAAACAAAAAAAATTGCTAAAGGAGAGCCTGTTAAAGTAAGACCAACATCTAGAAAAAAACGTGATCCTGATACTGGTAAAGTTACAGTTACTAAAGGAACAACAAGTAGAGATTCAGCTAAAGGATTAGATGACGAAAGCCAGCTACCTAATATTGTTGGACAAGCATCAGATCCTAATTCTCCAGTAATAAAATTAGATGTTCGAGCTGATCCCGGCTTTCCTGATAAAGAAGAGCAAGAGTTTTATATGGATAAAGTTCAAGATTATCTTGATCAAGGCGATGATTTAAAAACTGCTAGAAAAAGAGCAGGAAATGATCTTCAAGAAAAAAAACTATCTGAGCTTACAGTAGATCAACTTAGAGATAAAATGGGTAGAGGTTCCGTAGATTCTCCTATTGAAATGGATGATATTAAGCCTTCTCGCTCAATTGATAAAGGACAACCTCGATCAGATACAGAAGGTCTTGCTACACTTGTTACTGATAAATTAGGTGATATTAGAGGTGCAGAATATAAAGTAAATAAAAAGAAAGCCGGTGGGCAAGTAGGTAAACCTAAACGTAAGATTAAAACATCAGTACGTGGCAATGATCTTGTAGCAATGATGTACGATTAATTATGGAAAGGTTTGCAGAAGATAATAGAGGACTGCTAGATCAAAGAGGTCCGGTTAATCAATCTCAGTTGATGTATCCAGCTTTTCAAGATCCTTATTCTCCTGTAACACAATCTGCTTTGGATGTAGGCCGTGTTACAGTGGGTATGGAAAATCCTTTGGGAGACTATGGTAGAGAGCAACTTGGTCCTGAAGCTGTTAAAAATATTGTAACTGCTATAGAACTTGCAGGACTTGGATCTTTAGCTCTTCAGGGTGGTAAAGGTGCTGTTAATGTTAGTCGTAAGTTTACACCAAAAGGACGTAAGAAAGCAAAACAAGCATTAGATAAAGCTAAAAATAAACAAGCAACTAAAGCTATTGTAAGACAGCTTGGTACATTTGGGGCTAAACGCATGGGACTAGCAGGTTTAGCAGCAGGACTAGGAGCAGCATTTCCCCCAACACTTGCTGTATCAGGTCCGGTTATAGCAGGTCTTAGTATATTAGATTTGTTAGCAGATAAAGAGATGAGAAGTATGTTGCCTGAACTTGCAACTAAAGAAAATCTTAAAGAAATGCCCTCTGCTTTAGAAAGAGAAACTGCACAGAGAGGGGCAGCTAAACAGAGAACATCTGGTCTTACGTCCTTACTTGAAGCTAGAATAAAACCATAGGAATAGTTATGGCAGTAAAGAAAAAAAGAAAGCCCAGTAACATGAAGGGCATGACTATTGGCAGGGGCATGAAGCGTCCTACCAAGTCTGGTGCTGGCATGACTAAGAAGGGTGTGGCTAAATATCGTAGGCAGAATCCCGGCTCTAAACTAAAGACTGCGGTAACTGAAAAGAAACCTACAGGCAAACGTGCAGCAAGACGTAAGTCGTACTGTGCAAGGTCTGCTGGACAAATGAAGAAGTTTCCAAAGGCCGCTAAGAATCCTAATAGCAGACTAAGACAAGCTCGTAAAAGATGGAGATGTTAATGGCACCTAAAAAACTTACAAATAGACAAAAGACTACACTTAAAAAACATTCTAAACATCATACTAAAAAACACATGTCTAGTATGAAAACGGCAATGAGAAAAGGAAAAACTTTTGGGGCTGCTCATAAGAAAGCCATGAAAAAAGTAGGTCGATAATGATTCTACGTAAGAAAGGCGGCACAGCTACTAAACGTGACCCTAAAAAATGGGCAGCGGCAAAGGCCAGAGCAAAGCGTAAAATGGGTGGTAAGCACTCTGCCAGAGCTATGCAGCTTGCTGTTAAGTATTACAAAGATTCTGGTGGATCATACAGCGGTAAGAAAAAGTCTACTAATAAACTTTCAAAGTGGAGCAAACAAAAATGGCGCACGAAGTCAGGCAAACCCTCCAGCAAAACCGGAGAGCGTTATCTACCGGAAAAAGCAATCAAGTCCCTGTCGTCAAAGGAATATGCAGCGACCACCAAAGCAAAGAGAAAAGGGACTGCTGCCGGGAAGCAGTTCGTGAAGCAGCCAAAAAAAATAGCAGCTAAAACAAAAAGGTATAGGACATGAGTAATATAATAAAATGTCAAGAGTGTAATTGTTGTTGTCATTGTGACAAAGAAAGTTGTGAATGTAGGTGTGAATCTTGTAAACATTCTGCATGGGGTGACTCTACGGTGGATATGGAATAATGGCAGTATCAGGTACATATGATTTTAACCTTGATATAGATGAGGTTATACAAGAAGCAATAGAAATGATTGGGGGAGAACAGACCCTTGGTCATGAACCTGCGTCTGCTCGTCGTTCTATAAATCTTATGCTTAAAGATTGGCAGAATATGGGTGTACTTCTTTGGAGTACTTCTGTCTCTTCAGTTACAGTTGTTGCAAGTACTACATCTTATTCTTTAGATTCATCGACTATAGATGCACTTGAAGTTGTTTTAAATAGAGATAATACAGATCTTCAATTAACTCGCATTACCCCTGAAGAGTATTTGCTTATTCCTAATAAAAAACAAACAGGAAGACCAAGCCAGTATTCTCTTCGTAGAGGAGTAAATAATCCTACATTATCTGTTTGGCCTTTACCTGATAATTCTACAGATGTTCTTAAAATGGAAATTGTCAGTGAGTTACAAGATGTAGATAAATCTGCAATACAAAATGCTGATGTACATAAAAGTTTTCTACCGTGTTTAACCTGCGGTCTTGCTTATAATATGGCAGTAAAAAGACCCGGTATAGATATGCCAAGAATTCAAATGTTAAAATCTATTTATGAAGAAAAACTTTCCAGAGCTTTACTAGCGAATAGAGAAACAGCAGTGATGAAAGTTACACCAAGACTTCGGTATGTTTAATGGCAAGTACTAAAAATGCACTAGCTATGTGCGATACGTGTGGGTTTGTATATCCACATCGTATTATGAAAATGAACAGTTATGGGATGTTGGTATGCCCACAAGATTTTGAAGGACAGTTTGACTTGGAGAACCATCCTCAAAATCATGTGCCTGATGTGAGAGATAATCCAGCTATTCTTAATCCTCGTCCTGATACAGGTGGACGTAATATTACATGGAGTCAGGCCAGTACCGCATGGGGATCAACAGATAAGTATTGGAATCTAATATGAGCGATTTAACAAGTCAACTAATATCAAATACATATAAACAGATTATACTTGTTAGTTCTTCAACTAGCAATACTGGTGTAAATACTTCCCTGAAAGCGGTGCAGACAGGTGATGGAACTAACACTGCTCTGAAGGTAGCTACTAATGCAGTACAGATCACTGGTGCGTTGGGTGTCGGTGGTGCTGTATCTTTGGATGGAAGTCTTCATGTAGATGATAAAGTATGTGCAAGTTCTTTTTATGGCGATGGTTCAAACCTTAGTGGTGTAACTGCAACGATTGCTGGTAATATATCAGTAAGCAATGCCACAGTAGGCGGTAATCTCTATGTAGGCGGTACAGCCACAGTTGCTGGTGCTGCACACCTACAGTCTACTTTATCAGTTGGTGGGGCCGCACAGTTTGCCAGTACGGTAACTGTGTCAGGTGCAACACAACTACAAAGTACAGTAACTGCTGTTGGTGCAGCTACTTTTAAATCTACAGTTACAGTAGAGAATGTAGCAGCCCTAAAAAATAATGTAACTGTTGGTGGTACATTTGCAGTGGCTGGTGCAGCTACCTTTACCTCCAAAGCGGAGTTTGATAATGATGTATCAGTTAGCGGACGTTTGGATATTGCTTCTTCTGTTTGTGTAGGAGGCATTGCAAACTTTGCTGATGATGTATCAGTAAGCGGAAATATAAATGTAGTTGGTAATGTAACGGCTGCATACTATTATGGTGATGGTTCTAATCTTACAAATGTGGAAGCTGAACTTGGTATTGCCACAAACATCTCTGTATCAGGTTATATAAATGCTGGTGGTAATGTATCAGTAAGCGGTACTTTCAATGTTGTTGGTGCAGCAACATTTAAAGATGATGTAAGTGTAAGCGGCAATACTAATCTTGGCGGCACAGTTACAGTAGGTGGCGCAGTAAGTCTGGCATCCAGCCTTAGTGTAGGTGGAGCAGCTAATTTTGCAAGCACAGTAACTATTGCTGGTACAAATATTCAGGCATCAAATGCAAGAGTATGTGCAAGTGCATATTATGGTGATGGTTCTAATCTTACTGGAATTACTGCATCAATAGAAGGCAACATTTCTGTAAATAATGCTACGATAGGTGGTAACTTATTTGTAGGTGGTACTGTAACGGTAGCAGGGGCTGCAATATTTGAAGACAGTGTATCAGTATCAGGCAATGTGGATATAGCAGGTAACACCTCAGTAGGTGGAACTCTGATGACCACAGGAGCCGCCACATTTGATGATGACGTATCAGTAAGTGGTAATACAAATCTTGGTGGTACAGTAACTGTAGGTGGGGCAGTCAGCCTTGCATCAACCCTTAGTGTGGGAGGTGCAGCAAACTTTGCCTCTACAGTGACCATAGCAGGAGCTGTGAGCCTTAACTCTACTCTCTCGGTAGGTGGGGCTACCCATCTTGCCAGTACCGTCACAGTGGCCGGGAAAGCCATTTTTGAAGACAGCGTGTCTGTAAGCGGTAATCTGGATGTCGGTGGCAATGTTTCAGTTGGTGGAACACTCTTTGCTGCTGGAGGAATTACTTATGATGGAGATGTATCTGTCAGTGGTAACTTAGCCGTTGGCGGTAATACTTCTATTGGTGGTACACTCAGTGTTACAGGTGCAGTATCTCTTGCATCTACTCTTAGTGTAGGAGGAGCAACAAATCTAGCAAGCACAGTTACTGTAGTAGGTGCCGGTACGTTTAAAGATAGTGTATCGGTATCAGGTAATGTTAATATAGGCGGAACTGTAACGATAGGTGGTGCAGTATCTCTTGCATCTACTCTTAGTGTAGGAGGTGCAGCAAACTTTGGAAGTACTGTAACAGTAGCTGGTGCGGTATCACTAGCATCAACTCTTTCAGTAGGAGGAGCAGCACACTTTGCATCCACAGTTACAGTAGC